TCGGTACCGGCAGGTGTCGAACCTGCGACCTTTCGGTTAACAGCCGAACGCTCTACCAGTTGAGCTACGGAACCATTTCATATAGTATCATATAAATAATCTAAATTATAAATTGTAGTTTACTATATGATACTATACATTATATATAAAATAATTCTTTAAGTTGTTTTTATGAATAAATATATAATGAATTAATAGAATGAATATGTAAATTTATTAAATAAAATATTAAATATTAAATATCATATTTATTAGTTAAATAACTTTTTATATATTTTTGTTTATCTATTTCATTATATTCATTTGATTTTTGAATATTTTCAATTGACCATAATGGTTGTAAATTTTTATAATAAAAACACATTCGTTTTTGTAATTCTCTTTTCATATCAAATGATGTGCATGGTATAATATGATCTATATGCCATCTTTTTCCGTAATTATCCCATGTCATTCCATCTTGAAATTGTTTTTCTAAATGATATATCAATTGTTTTAGAGTACATCCTGTATATTTTAAAGTGCTTTCGTCTTTTTTCAATCCACTATTTGTTAATATTTCTCTTATTCTTCTTCTACAATTTTGAATAACTTTATAATTAATATCTGTTTTTCTTTTGTTTTTACACCATTTTTTAATATATTCATTATGTTTTTTTTTATATACCTCATCATATTTCCTTTTTTGCCATTGTCTTTTATCTGCTTCTTTTCCATTTTCTTTTCGCCATTCTTTTTGTTTTTGTTTAATATGTTCTTTATTATTCTCACGCCATATTTTATTTTTCTCTTTTTGTTTATCTTTTGTTTTCTCCCAATACTTTTTATTATATTCACTCCTCTCCTTTTTTTTAGATTTATTATCTTCTTTTAAACATTCTTTACATGTCGATCTCAATCCATCCCATGTCGACTTTGATTTACCAAAATATACTGAAATATCTTTATATGAATTACATTTCCCACATCTTTTTTTCTCCACATCATTCTCTATAATATGCTCTATACGAGGCATCCTATTAATTAGTATAATACAATTATCATTATATCTTTAAATATATTATACTAAGCATTTGGTGGTTAGCATTAATGATTTATTTATACACTTGTTCATACATTTTACAATAAAATAACTTCATATAGTGTATCATATATATATATTCAATTAGTGTTAAGCATGTATACCAAAAATCCGCCACGGAGTCTGAGTACCAAATGGATCGTGCTCTCCTTTTGAATATTATAATCTGCCAAAGTGCGACTATCTTCGAGTTGTTTTCCTGCGAAGATTAAACGTTGTTGATCGGGTGGGATGCCTTCTTTATCTTGAATTTTTTGTTTTGTATTTTCAATAGTATCACTGCTATCGACATCTAATGTAATAGTTTTTCCTGTAAGTGTTTTTACAAAAATTTGCATAGACATGATGAATTAATATATCAATAATATTAATATATTGAAAATTAAGTTTAAATTGTTTTACATATATGTTAAGTAAAGTAAAGTAGAGTATGAATAAACTTCTTAGTGTATTTATAAATAGTAATATAATAAATAAGAATATAATAAATAAGAATATAATAAATAATATATATAATTATATCTTATTACTTTTGGATTATGTAAGTAATATACCACTTATAATTTATGGTAGTTATTTTTATCAATTTGTAATTACACATAATTTTATGTATTTATATTTTTGTATTTATTTATTTTGTTGTGATATTATTGTGAAATGTATAAAACGATTACCTTATCCAAATATTCTATATAAATTTACACGTCGTCCGAATGGTGCTACTAAATGTGATTATCTCTCCAGAGATACAAAATATAATTCTAATTCACCAGGATTTCCTTCTGGTCATATGGTTTCTATCACTATTTTTAGTATGTATAAAATAATAGAACATATATGGAACCATGAAGTTTATGAACATAAATTAATTGGAAGTTATATATTATTTCATATTTGGTTGATTTTCATTATGGGAATTGCAAGATATTATAAAAAATGTCATACACTTCCACAAATTATTTTTGGAATTTTATTTGGAATCATTGGATCATTATATTGGTTTATTTACTTTATTCCGTAAAAGATATAAAATACATTATATAATATTTATAATATGAATTACGAATTACATAATAATAATAATAATAATAATAATAATAATAATAATAATAATAATAGAAAACATAATAGAAAAAATAATAAGAAATATTATAATAATACAAATATTCATTATTCAAATAAAGTAAATGAAAAAAATATTAAATTAACGAAATTATATAAAAAGATAAAAAAAATAGAAGATGAAATAAATAATAATAATTATAATATAGATGTTAAAGTATCTTATGGTGAATTATTTACATCTTCATTATTTGCAATACCTACATGTTTATGTATTATATATAATTCTAATATAAATTATGATATTTTTGGTGTACTATTTTCAGCAGCTGTTTTATTATCATCTCTTAATTTTCATAGACATAATATCGAAACTCGTGGTAACCCAAATAAAATTGTAAGAAATATAGATATATTTATCGTTATTTTGTCTACATCATACTTATTTGTTAAATCAAGTATATATATTAAATTATGTATATCTACCGCACCTATTTTTTATTTTATTGAAAAATTTATACTATATAGATTTAAAGATAAAACATGTGAAGGATTATTATTTGGTCCAGCAGGTTGTCATATGTGTGTTCATCTTATTGGTATATTTTCATTTACATATACTATATTCAATTTATTAAAAATAAATGGGTATATTTTTTCACGGAGAGATTATGTATATTTTATATATGGTATTTTATCATCTGTATTTCTATTTATAATATTTCTTCCACGAAATGACATTATTAAACATAACGGTCATATATATAATCAAGATATTATAGAATCAATATTGGGTAAATCAAAATCAAATGAAAATATTTTATCTCTTATTGATAAATAAACTAAAATATAATTATTATACTGAAATATCATATTTTTCTTTTATTTTTATTTTTAAATTATCTAATTCTATATCTAATTCTTTTTGTGTAGATGGATATTCGTTTAGTGTATGTTTTAGAGATATACGCTTCTTCTTATCCTCTATAATATTTGTTTTTTCAAAAATTAAACATGGTGTATCACGAACTATTCTTAATGATATATATTTCGGTAAATCAAGATCAGTCGACTTTTTTTTCGATGGATATATATCTTGTTTCAAATTTTCAACTACTTTATTCGCTTCTTTTAATTTGTCTTCAATAGATATTGAATTTGATTTACTAGTACACCATATTTTATCTAACTTTGGATGTTTTTCCACTTTAAAAAACTCTCTCCATAAATTTTTATCTTTATTATAACATTCTTTATAATATACAACATATTTTTCTAACATATTTTGTGTAATACCGTTTGGTAAAGGTTTCGCACTTTTCTTTCTTTCCCTTTTTGTATTTTCTTTTATCCCTTTGCAATTTTGATGTTGAATTTCTTTATTCACTATACGTAAATTATCATATCTATTATTTAATGGATTGCCATCAATATGATCTACACTAATTGTAGATATTCCTTTTCCATTTCCATAACAATCCATAATAATCTGATGGATAAATAATTTTATAGATGATTGAACATAACCATTTAAATGTTTACTAAATGTAATTTTTTGTTTAATACATGATTCATAATTTAATATAATATTATATGATTTAGAACAAAGTTCTATTATTGTATTTTTCTCACAATACATTAATATAATATTTTCTTCATCGTTTTTTTTACAAATAGTCCATGTTGGATTTTTTAATTTATTTGCATCTTTACCATATTGTGATTTATGTCCTATATCATATTTTAAAACATTATATTTTGATATTATTTCTTTATGATATTTATGAACTATATTTATATTTTTACGTCGAATATCATCTTTATTACTATTTTCAAATAAATATTCTACATCTTCTTCATAATAACCAAATATATACTCTAAATATGATATTTTTTTATTATTTTTTATATAGTATGGAAATAATTTAGTATTATCGTAATGATTAAATTGTCTCTTACAATTAATAATAGATAACATATCATTTATATCTAATAATAATTTGTTATGTTCTGATAAATGAATTACTCCACAATGTTTTTCTTCATCGTAAGAATATGTTCGTTCTAAAAACATATTAAATATTATAATTATACTTAGTATGTTTTCTTTAAGTATTTAATTACTTAAATTAATAATGTATATATATGTATTAATTTAATTACTATAAGCTAACCCACCCATACCCGACATAATACGGAGGACGTTGTAGTTGACAGCATAGACACGGACCTTGGCGGTGCGATCACCCTTAACAGTGTTATAAGAAAGAGTTAGGTGAAGAGTGGCGTTATCAATACGTGAGAAGTTGCATGTTCCGGATGGTTGATGTTCTTCAGGACGAAGAGCGAATGAATACACGTTAATACCGGTATCAGGGTGTCTTGTGTGATGTTGATAAGGTTGAACCAAGTCAAAGTATGAACCTTCACGTTCGGAGAAACGATCTTGACCATTTAATTGAAGCTTGGCAACGGCGACAGGGTTTTTACCCCAGCAGTGCATATTCAAAGACTTTTCAGACACAACGTATGCAGCAGCATCACTAAACGCTTGTGGGTTACCAGTAGTAAATGAAACATTGTGTGAGTGGTTATTGCCAATATCAACAGGGTCACCCGATAAAGCTACTCCAGTCAAAGCGTCAACACTTGTTGCCATAATATTTTCAGCTGATGAACTAACACCCATAATAAATTCATTATTATTACCTGAATTTGTTGTTAAATAAGCAGTTAATGCGTTTGGAAGAGCATCTAATGAATCAGTGTAGTTGAAATATTGAGGACCATATGCTTTACATACAAGTTTGTCTTCATTAAAATTATCACAATCTTCAACTAAATCATCACGTTGAACGGTCCAGATAAGTTCCTTACAAGGATGATTAAAATTCAACTTAATCTTATTTGATGATGAACCAACAGATTCTTCACCAGTAAATTGAAGTTGTTCAATCAAATATTCATGAGGATTTTGAGCAAATCGGCGTCTTTCTTCAGTATCAAGGAAAATGTAATCAACATACAACGATGCACTATCAAGTGTTGTATTGTATGCATCTGAATGTTTTTCCCAACTATGGTTGTTAACACTACCGCTCTTTTTACCAGCCCATAAGCATCGTTCAATAGGAGTCAAATCAACATTAATCTTCACTTCATGGTATTGAAGAGCAATTAATGGAAGAGCTAGACCAGGATTGCGGCAGAACCAGAATTGTAATGGGATATACAAGGTTGTTTCAGGAAGTGAGTTACGTGGTTCACATACTTGAGGAGGAGCACTATTATCACATACACCGTCAACATCAGCGAATGAAGGATCAGTCAAATAAGTCAATTCGGTAGTATGACCAATCATCTTCAAGTAACCTTCTTCTTGTTCCTTAGACATAGTCAATTGGTTCCAGATGTGCATCCATTGACCATATTGACGATCGATACGTTGACCACCAATTTCAACTTCAACCATGTTCACAAGTTGTTCACCAGGATAATCCAACCAACGACCATATAGGTTATTTGTAGTATTTTTCAAATTAATTTCAGGAAGAGTGACTTCTAAGTATGTGCGATATGCAAGATCACCATTGCGTGAAATAGTACATTGGACACGGCGACCGAAATCAGCTTGACCATTGAAAGTTTGTTCAATAGATTCCATAGAGAAGTTAGTGTATCTTCTGTAGGTAACCTTCCAATAAGTAATTTGAGGATTAGCTGTTAAATAAACATCTTGTGCGCCATAGGCAACCAATTGCATAAAACCACCAGCCATATTTTTTGTATTATAATATTGCTAAAGATTTTATTTTTATGAATTATCATAAATTAACACATAAAAATATTAGATTTAAAAATGAAATAAAACATTTTTTTATAAAAATAACTATTTATACTATATACATTAAGTATTTATTATTGAATTTTCTTCTATAAATTTCATTAAGTAAGATTCTTCAACGATTTCTTGTTTATTATTATGTTTTTTCCTAAATATATAATTATGATTTCTCTTTTTTACAACCCATCCATTCTCTATTGTATTAAATATAAATATCATTTTCTTACATGTATTTTCATCTAAATCTTTTAAATTGCT